TTGGATACAACCCATTAAATTAAGGAAAAAATCATGCCAACTCAATCATATGGTGGTAGCGGGTTATTTGGACAACCTAGTTTTGGTGACTACAGTGGGTTATCTGGAGGAGTGCCTGTTCCAATGACTCCAGAAGAAATCCAACAACAGTTGGCTTTGCAACAAGACCCATATGGGGGATTAGCTATTTATCAAGATTTATACAATACTCAAGAAGTTTCTCCTTTTCAATACAATGTAGGCAGTAGAGTTAATACTGTTCGTGCGGCAGAAAATAATCCATATCTTGATGCGCCTCCTGACCGTATTAGGACTGCTTTATCACAAGGCGATTACATAAAACAACAACAAGGCCCTCCTGTTTCACTGATGACTACAGTTGACGCAATGGATGTTAGAGATGATCAATTAGATACGTCTTCTAATGGTGCTACCTCACAAGGAGCAGCATTACCAGCAAATACAGGTTATTCAAGCCCTAGATTAGTATCTGATAGTCCAATTGTTTCAGGAGTATTTCCTGAAGTAGAAGCCATGCAACGTGCTTTGTACCAACAAAAGCAAAATGAAGCAATGCAAGCACAGGCATATCAATTTGCACAACTATCTCCCATGCAACAGGCGCAATACAGCCTGTATATGGGTGGTCAACAGTTGGGTGGTGCTATTGGCGGTGCTTTGGGTGCAAAAGACCCTCAGATGCAGATGATTAGTTTGCAAAATCAAATGCTTAGAATGGTTGACCCTAATAAACCTGAGACTTATGACAGGGCAATTAGTCTTGCCTTGCAAACTGGCGACAGGAATACTGCATTGATGCTCAATGATGAGAAGAAGAATGCTCAGGTGAGAAAGACTGAGAATCTTCAGTTAGGGTTGCAGAAATTGGCTCAAACTCTTTACAAGCCTGATGGTTCTATTGATGAAAATGTATACGCTACATTGCAAAGTTATGGAGCAGTTGGGCAAGCAGTTATTGACCAGCAAGCCAAAGGATTCCAAGGCTTACAAACTCAAAAGGCTCAATCACTTGGAAGAAGTTTATATAAGGCAGATGGCACTATTAATCAAGAAATTCAAAGACAACTTCAATTAAGTCCTGAAGGTATTAAAGTTCTAAAAGAATTTACCCCTGAACGAGTAACAATGAAAGAAGGCGAAATAATGTATTCTGTTCCAACAACAGTTGGAGGAAAATTTACGCCAATTCTTTCTGGTGATAAGAAGCCTGAACCATTTACGGGTGAAATGGCTAATGCTGCAAACCTACTTTTTCAAACAACAGACCCTGCAAAAATATTTACTAAAAATGGTCAGTCTGGACTTGATGCAGTAGCTAGAAAAGCAGAAGAAATTTCAATAGCAAAAAGACCTGTTACAAATGTCACTATATCAAATAATCAACAAAAAGGGTATGGAGATGAGTTGACTACTATAACAACTGGAAATATTAGAGCAGGAAGAGCAGCAGTTCCTGCCATTAGTTCCATAAAAAATATGCAAGTACTTTTAGATGAAGGTGTAAAAACTGGATTTGCTCAATCTACTGTATTGCAACTTGGGAAAGCTGGACAGTTTTTTAATCCTGATTTCAACATAAGAGGATTAGCTGGAACAGAAGCATTTGATGCTTTCTCAACTAATGTGATATTACCGCAAGCTAAACAATTGGGTACTAACCCAACAGATAAAGATTTGGCATTTGTTGAACGTGGCGCACCTAACTTATCTAAAACAGTTGCTGGCAACAAATTAATTCTTTCTGCACTTGAATTAAAACTTGAGCGAGAAAAAGATTTGTCCAGATTTACAAATGATTGGATAGCTAAAAACAATAAATTGACTGTCAATGATCCAGTGAATGCATACACAAAATGGAATACTGATGTTGATACTTATATGCAAAGTAGCCCGTTATATGCGCCATCCTCTGAAAAATTAAGAGAACAATTCAATGCACTTTCAAATACGGCAAGATCAGGAAACCTAGACGCAAAGAAAGCTGTTCGTGATAGTGGATTAGTTAAACCATAAAGGAAAAGAAAATGGCTTCTCTTAAAGAACAGATTTTAGACTTGCGTGACGAATTGTTGATTGCCAAAGATGAGGGGAAGTTAACTCCTGATGGTCAAAAAATGCTAGACCAACTTGAAACAAAAAGTTGGTCAACGCAAGGCTTTGGTCAATTTATGCAAGGATTGACAGCTAATTTTTCTGACAGTGTAATTGGATCAATTAAATCATATTTAAGCCCTGCTCCAGCCGCAATTGCAAAACAGGTTGGTATGGCTACGCCAGATCAACCACCACCATTACCATCAGATGTTGGTGTTGCAATGGAAAGAATTGGTTTAGAAGAATACAGCAAAGAGTCCCCTGTTAAATCAGTTGCGGCTAATATTGTTGGCGCAGCGACTCCATCATTACTTCTTAAGAAACCAGTAGGTCAAACATTACCTACTCAAATTGGCTTAACTTCCGCTTCTGGCTTTACTTCTGGAATAGGAGAATCTGAAGCAGAGTTATTTAGCCCTGAATCAATGAAGTCAGGCGGCACAGGTACTGTATTGTCATTGGGTATGTTGCCCATAGCAAAAGGTATCAAAATGGGGTCTGGTGCTGTTTATCGTGGAATCGTAAAATCTATATTTGACAACCCTCAGAAACTTGGAACTGATGAGGCGAGATCACTTATAAAGCAAGCATTAGTTGCAGATGTTGGTGGTATTGATGAAGCTATTAAGTACGTTTTAGACCGTCAAGGTAAGACCAAACCTTATGCTTTAGCTGATGTAGGTCCAAATACTAGGGCATATTTAGATGCGGCTAATACCATACCAAGCGTTGGGAAAACAATTGCTAAAAATTTCATAGAAGAAAGAGATAAGGGAATATTATCAAGGTTGACAACAGACTTACAAGTTGCTTTTGGTTCAAAAGCCGCATTCTTTGATGAGTTCAATGCCCTTAAACAAGCACGATCTCAACTTGGTGGCGCACTTTATGATAGAGCATTAAAAAAAGATATTCCTGTTACCTCTGAGTTGGTTTCTTTGATGGATAGACCAAGTGTTAAAAATGCTTTTGTAAGAGCGCAAGAACTAGCCCAAGAACAAGGGGTTAAATTACCTGATGTAAAAGTAGTAAATGGAAAACTTGTTACATCAGATGGCAACTCAGTTACAAATATAAACACAACTTTTTTGCATTATGTAAAAATGGCTTTGGATGATGGTATTAATGTTGGTAAAAATACATCTAGTGGAATTGGCTCAACTCAACTTAATGCATTTAAAGATACTAGATTAAAGTTTCTTGCTTTGTTAGATTCTTCAAATACTACATATAAAAATGCAAGGCGTGTATGGAGTGGTGATTCAGCAGTAATGGATGCTATGGAAGATGGTCGGACAGTCTTTAACAAAACCCCTAAAGATGTTGACATATTGCTAAATGATATGAAGACAATGACTAAATCAGAACTTGAGGGATTGCGTCTTGGGACTATGCAAAATCTTCTAGACAGAATCGGTGGAGCGCAAGTTGCTGATACGGTTGTAGGTGCAACTGGAAATCCAGCGTTGAAGATCATCAATAACCCAAAGAATTTAAGAATTATTCGTGAGACTTTTCCTAAAGATGAAGCTGGAGACAAATCTTTTGGTCTATTCATTAAAAACTTGAAAACTGAAGTGGAGATGAAAAGCACTTCAAAGCAAGTTTTACAGGGGTCACAAACTGCCGAAAGAACTCAAGCAATTCAAGATGTTCGTGCTGGTGGTCAGGCTATGCGAGAAATGCCTGTTATGAGTGTTCAAGGAATTTTGACTAGAGCATTGCAAAGAGATTATGCAAATCTTGGAGATGAACAAACTCGTGCTGTAGCTGCTGAAATGACCCGTATTTTGACAACAACTGAGCCAAAGAAATTACAAAAAATCGCAAAAGAATTGGCTGGTCGAAGTGTTTATGACGTAATTAGCAAGGATATTCCAGAACTTCTCCCGGCATTAGGTCGTTCTCTTTTAGGCTCATATTCTGTGGGTGTTGGCGGTGGAAGTTTAGCTCCATCAGTAGGTACAGCCACAGGCTTGTTTTCAACCCAATAGGAGACTGAAATTGATCCAATCACGTTATGCCTTATGGCGGCTGGTCTGGTCAAACAGATTCAAGCTGGTTGCGAACTCTACAAGCAAGCTAAAGAATCTTTTGTTGAGATTAAAGCCACTGCTGATGAAGTCGTTGGGATATATAAGGAAGTTACTGGATTTTGGGGTAACTTCCGCAAACTCTTTGGTGCTAAACCAAAGCCTCAAGCTGCAAAGCCTGTTGTTAAGTCTAAGAAATCTGTTTATGCACCTGTTGATGAGACTCAAGTCAAAGTTGGTATCGTCCAAAGTCTGACAGAGTTCTTCAAGATTCAAGAACAATTAGAAGCGCACATAAGGGAAGAAGAAGAGAAGTCAAAGAACGTCTACGACCCTGACCAGAACTACATGGAAGCCGCACTCAAGAGGGTGATGGCTCAACAGCAGATGGCTGAGTTGGTGGTGCAGATCAGGGAATGTATGGTGTACCAGAGTCCTCCTGAGATGGGCGCACTGTACTCAGAGGTCTTTAACATGAGAGAGACAATACAAGAGGAGCAAACTCAGGCGAGATTGAAGCAAGAGGCAATAAAGAGGCAGGAACTATGGCAACGCAAGGAGGAAGAAAGAAACTTCCAGCTAAAACTAGCGTACCTAGCAGTGACTTCTATATTCCTCCTCTACCTGTGGGCGTGGTTACTGTTCGTAAGTCAGTGGAGGAAGACATAATGGCTTGGATAGCGTGTTGCATATTGATTGCCTTGTTGTTGCCACTGATGGGATTTCTTTATCTTGACATCTTGGAGACTAAGAATGAGGTCAATTCTCAGGTAGAGAAGGTCGAGAAAATGCGGCAAAAGATTGAGCAAAAAGAAAGGGAGAAAAGCAAATGAGTAAGCAACTTGAAAAAGGGTCGGAGTACGACAAGTTTGACACTGACCATGATGGTGTGGTTACTGATGCGGAGTTGGCACGGTCTGAGCGCATGATTACCATTGAAAACATGGATAAGATGGCTGACCAGCAACGAGTGATGGCATGGGCTGCTTTAGTGTTCCCTCCCATCATCATTGCTTACATGGCATCCGAACTTGTGTCGCTGGAAAAGGTCAATGCTTTGAACGGTCTAGCAACTACTTATTGCGCTGCAATGGGAACGATTGTTGTGGCGTTTATGGCGGCTCAGGCGTACATAAGGGGCAAGGCTGAAGGATGAGTATATTTAATCCTTGGGTGATCCTTGGCTTTGTCTTGGCAATGCTGTCTGCGGCTGCTGGCGGGTACTCTAAGGGTCAAAATGACGAATACAAACGTCAGCAGATTGAGATTGCTGCGCTGAATGCCCAAGCACGGGAAACTGAGCAGAACATGGCAAAGGTTGCCAACACTTATGCAGATACTTTAAGGAAATCCCAAAATGTTGCAAAGGTTAAAGAAACTAAGCTACGTGCTGATATTGCCACTGGCAATTTGCGCCTGTCAATCCCCGCCCAAGGTAGCGTATGCCCCTCCTCAGATACCGCCTCTGCCACTGGAAGTAACAGCGGAGAAGCAGGAGCCGAACCTAGTGGATCGGCTGATGTCGCTGCCGATCTTCTCCAGATCGCAGCCGACGGAGACGCAGCAATCCGAAAGCTCAACACCTGCATCCAAACCTACGAAACCTTAAGGAACATGAAATGAACTTATCAGCCAATTTTAATTTGAAAGAAATGACCAAGTCAGACACAGCCACTAGGCTGGGCTTGGACAACACGCCCGGCGAAGTTGAGATAGAAAACCTGCGACTGCTGTGTGAGAAAGTGCTTCAGCCCGTGCGCGACCACTTTGGAAAGTCAGTTACCGTGAACTCTGGATTTCGTAGTCCTGAGTCAAATGCTGCTGTGAATGGGTCGAAGACCTCAGACCATTGCAAGGGTCAAGCTGCTGACATTGAGATAGCTGGTATTGCTAATGCTGATCTGGCTCAGTGGATCATGGATAACTTGGACTACACACAGCTTATTCTAGAGTTTTACACACAGGGTATACCCGATAGTGGATGGGTTCATGTGTCGTATAACCCCAACAACCTGAAGAATCAAGAGTTGACTGCTGTCAAGGTTGCAGGGAAGACTCAGTATTTGAACGGTTTACAGGCTTAATCTGAGTCGGCATAGCCGTTCTTTTGCTTGAGTTTGGATTCAATTGCTTGCATTAAATCTACCCAAGCAACATCAGCCAACCCTAGTCTTTCTCCAATTTCAAAAGTGTCATCATCCGTCAGCCCTACCCATGTGCGCTGTGGTGGGATGGTGTTGCGCGGGTCTAAGCCGCCATCAGAAACGATGTCGCTGTATTTCGCCACAGGCTCTTGCTCTGTGCGCTGTGGCTGCTTAACTATTCCAGATGCAAAAAGACAATCATTCCAACCTCGGTTGTAATCTCCAATTCTTGCTGATTCAAATGGGTCTGTTTTTTTAATTTGTA